AAAAATGTATTAAGTTTTGTCTTAACAATCTTGTAACTGTCATAAATGCAATTACCTTCGAGTTCCCAATTATACTTTTCTCCAGCATACTTGGCTCTTGCTTTAGTATCGAACACTCCCAGTAATTCAGGCTCACCAGGAGAATGGTCGTAAGTGATTCCATACAACATGTACAACTTCATAAACTTCCTTTCAAACAACTAACACAAACTTTGGCAGAGGGTAATGGAATCGAACCATTAATAGCGGAATCAAAATCCGCTGTTATACCATTTAACTAACCCCCAACTGATTTCTAACTTGTTTCTATTATAACACTAACATCATTTACTGTCAAATCTTGGTGCGACCAGGTGGATTCGAACCACCCCCGTACGAATTATGAGTTCGCGGCACTACCGCTATGCTATAGTCGCAATTGGTCCGGCGTGAGAGAATCGAACTCCCATTAAGACTTTAGAAGAATCCTGTCCTATCCATTGAACGAACGCCAGTGTTGGTGCAAGTAGCCGGAATCGAACCGGCACGAGTCGAACTCGGCAGATTTTAAGTCTGCTGCGGCTACCGATTACGCCATACTTGCTGATTGGTGCTGATGACGGGAATCGAACCCATGACCTCATCCTTACCAAGGATGTGCGCTACCGACTGTGCCACATCAGCTAATTGGTACCCCCGGTCTGACTCGAACAGACATATCATACTCCTCTGTTTGAGAGAGGCGACTTTACCAATTTGTCCACGGGGGCATTTGGTGCGTCGTAAAGGAATCGAACCTCTGTCTGTGCCTTGTAAGGGCACGGCCCTACCATTAGACGAACGACGCATGATGGTGCAACCTCTAGGAATCGAACCTAGTTCAACGGCTCTTCAGACCGCCGCTATGACCACATCAGCTAAAGTTGCATGTTTGGTGGGTCCGGAGGGACTCGAACCCCCAACCTACGATTTCGAAGACCGGAACTCTATCCATTGAGCTACGAACCCTTTTTGGTACCCCCGGGAGGTAACGCTCCTCCGACTACGCCTTATCAAGACGTTGTTATACTTTTTAACTAAGGGGGCTGAATGTTAAATATTACATGCTTAGACAATTTCGACTAGATCTCAAACAAGGTCAAACTAGCCCGCCATTCTCCAGTGACATAGTTATTGAACAAATAAATGTCTTATATGATAAACTCAATAGACCTTTACGTATACTAGATATCGGTTGCGGATCAGGATTTCACCGGCAACGAATACACGACGCAGTGAGCAACCGAGTTGCTTATTCAGTTGGCATCGATTGGAGTCCAGCAGCAGTTGCAAGACTGCAAACTACTGCAATTTATGATTATGTGATACTTGCACAATCCAATCAACTGCCCTTTGACAGTGACTCATTTGATATTGCTTTTAGTTTAGAAAATCTAGAACATCTTTATGTCCATGATGTGATTCCTGCAATTCAAGAAATGCAACGAGTCGCTGACTGGATTGTGATTACTACACCTTTGCCACAATATGTCATTGATCATGAATGGCTCAACAAAGAAATACCTTTGGCTCAAGCCGATACAGTCACAGTGGATGTCGCGGAGTTTCAGGCCATGGAAGGCACTGTACACAAATCTGTGGTATTCCCTGACAGTATTCAACGAGCTGGATTTGTATCACATAACGAATTATATGGCAGATATACAGCTAGATCCTGTGATATTGATATCAGTAAAATTACGGTACAAGGTATAGAACCTGTACCATTCAATTGCTCATACAATCAAACCTATATAGATCTGCTACAATCTGCACGTACTTGGCGGGAGTAGAAGGAATCGAACCTCCACTAGCGGTTTTGGAGACCGCCGCACTGCCATTATACTATACTCCCAATTTGGTGGACCGTGGGAGGATCGAACTCCCACCTAAGGCTTGCAAAGCCCCCGTGCTCCCATTATCACTAACAGCCCATATTCTAAAACATACTAGTGTCACGGGATCCGTGCCTGCCTTAGTGGGCTCTCATTGCCCCCAGGAATAGTCATCTTGTATGTTTTAGAATACCCTGTATTGCTACAGGATATGCTAGAGCTATACCCTAGCCTGTGATTTTTCACACTTGGTGCTTCATCCCACAGTCCGCCCGTTTGTTGCATCTTTAAAGTGTTGCATGCCGGCCCACGTTGCCTTTTAACACTTATTGCCAATTAATCCAGGATGCCTCTACGCATCTTGTCCATTAAGTCAGCAATACGTTGAACTTGAACTTCTGCTCGTCCAACTTTATCCTCTAGCAGTTTCATTACCTGATCCTGCGAGAGTGTAAATTGATCTGGCACAAAGTTGAAGTCAACTTCTTGATCTTCTAGCTTTTGTGTCATTTTACCGTCCTATAAAAAAGAACCCCTGGGTGTTTAGTCCAGGGGCTCTAGTTAAGATACTTTTTTAGAATATGTTAACTAGAACCCCCTGGCTCACGGTCACTATTAATCATTGTAGATGAAAACAGTGACCAATAGGGCGCTGAACCTAGATTGGCTATATGTTTTGGTTGCAATGATTGTAAGAGTGTGTTCATCATGTTGTCAATTATAGTTTATTTACCTTTTGTTGTCAAGTGTTTTCGGAAAATAAGTAAATTTATTTATCCATTTGTTTAGTTAAGTGTCAATTGTACAGGATTGATCTTTTGCAGTCAATCCCGGTGTTGTATTTTGACAACAGTTACCAACACCAGCTGACCCAACTGTAACGTGTGCCCTTGGTCACTTCCTTGACTTCGTGTGGATACATAAAATTACTGGGGAATACCAGTACGTCACCGGCTTCCATTTTGATCTCAGTATCTTCCCACATTATGAATTCGCCGCCGGTGTAGTTGGTGTTCAATTGTCCCAGGATTGAACAAATTGGAATTCCTTTTCTTTGTCCATCAAACATACTGTGAATATGATCACAGTGAGCTTTCATCTGTGTATTTTTATCATATCGATTAAAACGAATACCGCTATACCCGGCCCAAGTTCCCCAATGTTTACCGCCATACTCCGTGGTATATGATTTCAAAGCGTCCCAGGTTCGTTGCATCAAGAATGGATATGTGGTGGTCTGAGTATATCCAATGCTGAGTTCTTTGTCGTAACTGTGAAAACTGTCTGTTAAATTATTGTAGAAGCTGTGCTGAGAAAAATCTTCTTTGTTCTTTTTTAATTCTTTTATAGTTTGTTTACACACATCTTCGGGAATCCATCCGCGAAGATGCATCACATAATCTTGTACATTTTTTCTTGATGTCATATCTATTCCTTATTGAGTTAGCTTGGCCCAGGCCATCCATGCTACAAATGCATTGTATACATTTTCAGCTTCTTTAGCGTCTTGCGGCACCGGTACTCCACGCACATAAAATCCATCTGGGGTAATCCGCAACATCTCATCATCGTGAGCATAGAGAAAAATGTTACCGGTGTGTTCGATCATGATCGGAGTGGTGCCGATGTTGGTGGGTTGTATTATATATTCGCTCATTGAAACACAATTATACAGTATTTTTTAACTGATGTCAACAGTTATCTACGTGCTCGGCCCAGTGCAATGCCTTCACTGATTCGACCACGTCGACTGGCTAGAGCCTTGGCTCCTTTGGGTCGTAGACCAGTGACTGCCGGTGCACCTTTGGCAATTTTGTCAATCTTTTTATCCACTGCTTGACTGCGTGTGGTTGCGGCCTTTTTGGGCACTTTGCCATCACCAAATCCCGATTCAGCATCGGGCAGTTCTTTGTCGCCGTTGACTTCGGCTTTTTCGCGTTCGGCCACTCGTTCAGGATCCATGGCATACTCTTGAGCATAGCGTTTGGCTCGCTGACTTTTGCCCAATGGGCCAAAATATATTGACGGGCTTGACTTCATGGCGCCCGGTTGCATGGTCATGGGGTCAATGAATCGTACCAGACTCTCTTCCCAAGTTCTAGCATCATCGTCATTGATGCGCTGATTGTATACATCAACAATACCTTTTAATTCCATGAATATCTTGTATTCTTGGATACTGCTGTTGAACAGTATAAAACCATCGTTACCTTTACCCACGGCATATTCTATTAGAGCCATGGCGCCTTGTTCACGTGCTATGGCCATTTTATCCAGTGCCATGATACCGGCCAAGATTTTTTTCACACTGGTGGCAAAATTAAATCCAGCTGCTTTTACTTTTTCGTCTCGCACAGATGGAAAAGATTGCAACATCATGTTTGCTATCAATCGGCTTGAATTGCTGGGATCTTTTTTGTCAATACTGATTAAAAAATCTTTGAGGTTGGGTAATTTTTTGCTACGGAAATCAGCAGTCTGCCATAATGTCTTTTGCGCCGGAGTAAGATTGGGTAAATTTTTATCTAACCAAGCATTGCCTTTACTGCGTAAATTGTCACCTGACAGTTCGCCAGTGGAGTCTAACCAAGCCGAACTTTCGCCGGCGCTGATGTTGAGTTGTTTTACTCCGGGCTTGACATTGACCGTGATTGATCCGGCCTTGACTTCAAACTTTTTGTCTTTGCCATTAATTTTGATTTTTACATCGCCGCCCTCGTCGGCTTCGGGCTTGACGGCTCCACCCATGATGGCCAACATGGCTTCAAATGGCCCAGTTGCACCGCGTTGTCCGGTACTGAGACTGATGTCCAACAATGTGGCCTTTACCGAGTTGTACACCTTTTTGATTGTGGGATCTTTGGTGGCAATCACATTGTCAAGAGTGCCATGTCCCTGTTTGATCATGCCCTCTATGTTTAATGCTTTGCCACTACGGCACAATGCTAAAAATTTATCTCGAGTTTCAAGGTCAATATCGGCAGTGAACATGCCCACAAGATTCCTGGCCCAAATTGGTTTTACTTTGAATCTTTCGACAAATTCCATGGCAGTATCTTCAATGCTCTTGGTCAGTTTGGCAAATTCACCGCGCACATTCAACTTCATGCCAGCAATGGTTTTGGCAGCAGCTTTTTTGTATGCTTCACTGCCTTGTACTGCGGCCACTAGCTCTGGGGTTCGTGCCTTGAGCTCGTCGGCTTTGCTAGGATCTATTAGACCTCGTTCTATGGCCAGTTGAATGGCCAAATTGATTGCTTCCCCGGAAAGCGTATTCAATAAAGCAATATTGGGAGTAGCACCTGACTGTGTTCCTTCCCGTAAAGTTTTTACCTGTTTAACTGCATCCACAATAACAGTGGCAATGCCATCAACAAGTGTCAATAGGTCTGGTGGAAGTTGATCCGATATGGATAGGAGATATTTTACGTCTGCGCCGAAATTGTTCATAGTACAGTATTTATCTGTTCAAGATCAATCGGTAATCAAGTAGTTGTCTTTGTCTAGCCATTGCACAATGGTATCTTCTAGTCTAGCATAACCGTAGCGATTCACACTGGCTATGATACTGTCGTTTATTAATTTCTTTTCGGCCAGTTCGTACCAGCCCACTTGTTGTCCCACTGGAGCATGTTCGCTGGCATACACTGCTGCATACAACCACGGAGTACCCACTTTACGATAAAAGTAAGCGTCTCTACAGTCAAACCCTGAAATGGCCAACATGTAGATCAAGTTTAACACATTGTAATTGTAGTATTGATGACTGTGATTGCTGACCACCAGTCGACTGTGTGATGTTTCCCAGTATGTGGTTTGTGGTATGCTCAACACCAGCATGCCATTTAGATTCAAGGTATTTTTCCACGTGGCCAAACATTTAAAAGGATCACGTGCGTATTGGAAACTGTCGTGTGCCCAGATCAAGTCCACCTGTGTTGGTATGATGCGTTCTTCAAAATTGCCTTCAATGGGCACCACGTTGGCAAGATCACGCACACCACGATCCAGTTGCTTGATATTTTGGTCAACTGCATACACCTTGTAGTTGTGTGGCTCGGGCGGATCATCTCGTGTGGCTAACTCGGCCCACCATTTGCTGTCAAATCCCTCACCACAACCCATGTCAGCTATCACTTGCAAGCTATCTAGAAAAGTGTCATACTCGTATAACAGTTGCAATACCTCAAGACTGTGTACATGACTTTCGTGTGCATTTTTAAAGTGTGCCATCGCTTAATATCTCCATTATTAATTTTTCTTTAAGCGTTTTCATTCTTGACTCAAGTTGGTGGCATGCTTCAGCTATTTCAAGATCTCCGCCCCAAGCACGTTGTGTAGACAGATGATGTGCAAATTTGGCAACTGCATCTTTTTCTAATTGAAAATTTACCGCATCGTGGCGTGGTTTTGCACGACAACAAGCATTAAATTCTTCTATTAGTTCGTCTGCACGTTGCCGCCAATCCGTCATACCACTATATCTTCCATGCCAGCAGTACGTAGTCTAACCACGTGGCCCAGCATAAAGTTCTTTGACTCTATGCCTTTCATAACTCCCAACCATTTGTTTCGAACTAGTGCAACTTCGTTGATAATGGTTTCCATGTCGATTACTTCGTCTTCGGCTTCAGCATATTTTTCAGCATCACGACTTGTGAGTGCACGGTTGTACGACTCCAGGTATTTTTTGTAATGCCGTTGCCGGATCTTGCGTAATTGTATATTAAGGTATTCTAGCACTGCTTCTATTTCTTGTAACTGGTTAAACCGTTGTTCAGTTTCGCCAGGTAAATTACTTAGTGCAGATTCTACCTTACCTTTAATTTTTATTTCAGACCTGGCAACAATCAACTCGTTTTCAAAGTATTCGATGAATTC